TCTTCTTCATTCTGCGTGTATGTAGAACCGTCCTTGTATGTAACTTGAAAAAGGTATTTGAGTGGCATGGTATTGCGTAATATTTAATTGTTAGATGTTTGCTAGTTTAGCTTCGTTTTCTGCTTCAACATCTTCTGCTTTTATTTGTCCGATGTTAGCTGCTTCGTATTTTTCTAATTCTTCCGTAATGCCGTCTTTGTCAAGTGTCCCTGGAAGTTTAAAGAATGAACCGTCTGCGAAAGTAAACAAGTAATCCCCGTAGACATCAATTGTTACTTCTGCATCTTCAACTTGTTGTGTTATTGCGTTAAACGCTGATCGTGTTTTTGTCATAGTTTTTAGTTTTCCGCATATTGGAGAGTCAAGGTAACTGTAGCTGTATCACCTGCTGATGCTCCTGAAGTTTGTAATTGTGTAGTTAGGTAATTTGTATAGCAAGGGTTGGTTGTCATACTTGTAGCTTTACCTGTAGCTTCTGGGCCTGTAGCACCAAAACATACACCAACACCTGAACCGATTGAGATTGCAGATGTCATGTTTGTCGTAAGGTTTGAGTTTGTTGTTTGTGAAGGAGTTGTATAAAGAAGTCTATCTCCATCACCTGTACAAGCTGGTGTACCTTTTAGTGTAAGTCCAGTTCCAAATGCTGTTGCTGTGTGAGCAAAAAGACCTGAACTGATTTGGTTGAAAGTTCCTGAGAACTTACCGAAGTTCCAGATTTCATAACTGTTAGTACCATCTGTAATAGGTGCTGATGAGTATGCTGTAGCATATGTATCAGTACTCTTCCAGTTAGTATCTGTAACTGCTGTGGAACGTGTTGTACCTTTTGCTGGTGAACCGGTTGCTGTGCCAGTGTCACGGTTAAATTCGAACGTAGCCGCGATAAGCCTACACTTGAGCTGCAATTATTGCAAAATATTTTTCTGCAAAATCTGACTCTTTCCATATTGTCTTTTGATGACATGGACGGCATAGTGTTATACCGTTGTTTGTATTGAATAAATTTTCTCTGTCTGACCTGACAGGAATTATATGGTGTGGTTCAAGATATCCTCCGATAACAAAACATTCTTGACAAGTGTATTTATCTCTTTTAAAGATTGAATTTCTCCACTCTCTCCATGCTGTTGTTCCTTTTAGTCTCTTTTTCCACAATTTTTCTTTTACATCGTTAGTTTTATTCCAAGGAATACTCCCTAACTTCGCTTTACTTATTTTCTCCTTAGTTTCTTCAGAGTGAGGTTTACTGTGTGTTGGTCTGTTACCATTCCTTATAGCAGTTGCCCTCATTTTTAATTTTGTTTCTTGACTATGAGGAGGTCTTTTCTTGCCTAGTTTGGCCATCCTCATTTTCAATCTTGTTTCATCACTTATCATTATGAGTATGAAAGTGAGGCTCTGTTATCCCAAACATTATCGTAGTTACCGTTTCCATCAGCGAATGTTACTGTTAGTAAACTTGAAGTATCAACTTTACTAATTCTCCATACCGCTGATGCAGTTGACGCGGAGGCCGATCCTTTACCTATGTAAATAACAGTTCCGCTTGATTGGTCAACTCTGAATATGTAATCTAGTGGTTGTAGCGAATCCTCTGTTGCTGGATTAATAACTTGGCCGAGCGCGTTATCAAGTTTTACTCTCGATACTCTATCTGCCATGTTATTTGTACGGTACCCCCGCTAGTTCATACTTCTCAATAATGAATTGCTCCCTAAGAGCGATATTACTTCGCTCGGTCTGGAAAGCTAGTTTTTCACGAGAAAGCTCTTCTCGCTCATGAGATATAGCTGCTCGCTCTGCATCAAGTTCTGATTTTTGCATTTGTGAAGCAGCCAACTCATGGCTTAATGTTTCCATTTTAGACACAAGTTCTTTGTACTCTTTTTCTTTATTAGCGGTAGTATTAGTTGCCTCAAAAGACGCTCGTGTATTTTTTTCTAATGATTCTGAAACATCTTTTGCTAAAGATTCTAATTCTTTAACTTTGTTTTCAGCAACATCAACAAACTCCTTCATTTCTGAATATTGAGTAGCAAGAGAAGCTTTTGTGGAAGAAAGTGTTTCCACATCTTCTACCAACTTTGCTAGATCTTTTCTTTTTGAAGCAATTTCGTTGTTTATAGAATCCAACTCAGAACTATTATCTCTTGTGTATTTTGCAATGTCTTCATCAATGCTGTTCTTCTTTATAGATAGAATGTTTTCAATCTCTGATATTTCTGCGTTTAATTCTTTTAGAACAACCCTCTTTTCATTAACCTCTGCGAGGAGAGAATTAAGTTCATCAGTTGATTCTCCTTTTAGATTAGCAATAACTGAAAGTTCTTTTTCAAGTGTTGTCTTAGCTGTCGAAAGTTGTGACTCAAGATCTTTTATTTCTTTGACCGTTTCTTTTTTTGTCTTTGTAACTTCAGCAAGTTCTTCTTTCGCCTGACTTGTAGCAAGAACAATACCATCGAGTGTATTTTTTTTGTTTACAACTTCTACATCCTCTTGGTATATAACTTTCATATTATGCTATTGGTGTGAACACTGGGTGCGCTCGCATTAAGATTGTGTAGTTTCCAGCTGAATATGATGTTACGTTAGGACAAACCCAGCGTACACCGTCTACGTTTAGAGAATACATGTTTGTTGCCGCAGAACCAGCGAAAGAAATGCCTGTGTTACCTGCGATAACTGAACCTGATTGAACATCAACAATTGCAGCGTATACCCAAGGATTTGTTGGTGAAGCAGCAGATGAAAAATCAGGAACTGTATCTGCATCTGACACAGCGAACTTAATTGTCGCTGTTGGTGTTGATGCACCAGAAACTGTTAAGTTAACTGTTTTATAATTTTCTACATTGAATGCGGTACCTACTCCAGTAGCAGCCTGCGCACTCATTAGTGTTTGTGTAAGTGTACTCATAATTAATTAATTCGAGCTAATTTGCTCTATCCAGCCCCCGAAGGAGCTGGGAGAGTAAACTAACAGATTATGCACCTGTTGAGTAGTACCAACCACGAAGGTCTGCTGCACCGAACTGACAGTAAAGTGTTGCTGTCATGATAAGGTCAAGGTTTCCTACGAAGTCTTCACGAAGATCTGAGATATCAAGTGGCATTGATTCAATGTACTGGAATCCAAAGTTTTCGTTAACCATTGAAGAGTCAAAACCGTACCACTGAATTGAAGATGATCCTGATCCGCCGTAAACAGCAAGAGGGATGATATCAAAAGAAGCAGTTGGGTTTCCATCTACGAATGATCCAGTTGTACCTGGAGTTGCTCCTGGATACTTTCCACTCTCGAGAGTCTTCTTGATAGAAGAAGCGAGGAAGAAAGCTGTAGAAGAATCCTGGAACATGAATGTGTCAAGCTTTGACATAAGTGGAAGACCACGTCCGTCTTTCTTGGCAGCATGAAGAGCACGCATAGCAAGAAGGTTTGCAAAACTGAAAGCACCGGTTGTGGTGTTTGACCAGTTAGCACCTCCGTCTTCACGTGTGTGTGATGATGACCAAAGAGCTACACCGTCAGCTGTAGTTGTATCAACAGTAACAGACCCTTGGAATCCTCCAATTGGAGTGAAAGAGAAAGATGTTGATGCACCGTTAGCTAGGATTGACTGTGCATAGTAGTTCTTTAGGTGAACAATTGAATTCTTAAGGTTAAGAATTTGAGACTTGATGTTAGCATCAATCTTCGCACCGTTCTTAGATGTAAACAAGTAGTAGTAAGACTGCTTTGACAAACGAACACGGTTAGTGAAGATTGCCTGAGTGAAAGTCTTAGTGTTTCCTTGGATAGGAGCATCTGAAGCAGGTACTTGACCGTCAGCGATAACTTGACCCATTCCGAGTCCTGTAACACCTGTCATTACATACTGGAGTTGATTCCAGTTAACTGTGTTTGAATACTTTGCATATTCCTCCACAACAGTAGGAGCTACCACAGGGTAGATTTTCTTAACGCGAGCGTCAAGAATTGTTGAGTATGAAGCGACTAATGACATATATTATTATACGCGACGAGCGAGGATTTTCTTATCTGATGCCGCGCCGACTACTGCGAGCTGTACGAATACGCCAGTTGTACCTGTAACGTCTGTACCAGTGTTTGTAAGTGTTGCACCTCCTGCACCGATAACCATACGCTGTCCATTGTGACTAGCATTTGAGTTGTTATCAGTATCAACGAGGTATTCATCTTCCTTTGAACATACAGTCATACTGACTGGTGTTGATCCAGAAGCGAGTGTTTCGTTAGAAACATACAATACTTGGTTAGCTGTTGTAGCAGCAACCGCAAGTTGGAGTGCACCTCCCGAGAGAGCGTTGAAGTATAGAGATCCTGTAGTTGTAGCTAGAGAAGATCGTCCAACTGAACGCACATCACGTGTGTTTTTGATTGTTGTTAATTTAAATGACATAAAATTATAAAACTTATAATGTGGTTGATTGAAACCACCGTGGTAACTTGAGATTTACCAACCGAACTCTTTAGGATCAAGACCTGCTTCTTTCATTGTTGAATTAAGTTTTTCGTCTGGCTTAGATACTGCTGGAGCTGATTGAGTTGTTGAGGAGATATCCACTAGGGATCGTTTATCAGCTGACTCAGATGCTCTTTGGGAGCGTGTGTCAACTTTAGGGAAAAGATATGCGCGCGCCATATCCATAGCAACAAGAAGATCTTGTTTAGATGATTGTGGAGTAATGTTGAATCTCTCTACAACAAATTTTTCAAGTACATCTCGCTGTGCTGGATTAGCTGCTATATCCTTGTGAGTGGCATAGAATTCTTGCGCTGCGGTAAGGTGTTCGTTTTGTCGGGTTTGACCGGCAACTATTTCTTGTACCATCTGAGCAACCTCGTCTTTAGGGACGTAACCCATTTTGCGCAATGCTTCTTTAGCTTGTTCTTCTTCTGTTGAGGCCTCTTGTGACTGGCTGGCTTCAATCTTTTCTGGTGCTGGTGTGGCGTCAGAAGATTTGTGATTAAGTGCAAGTTCCTTTCTAAGGGATTTAATATGTTGAGCTAGAGCTGATTTTTCTTCAGGAGTTTCTGCTTGTGCTTTTGCTTGGCCTGCATCGTAAATTTGTTTACGGATGTTGTATTGCAAATCAGATTCTCCTTCATATTGAGAAGGTGGGTCCGAAATCTTAATTTCTGGAGTAACTGGATCTGTCGGTGTTTCAACTGATTTTTCCTCAGTCTTAGTAACTGGTTCCGGTACTGTTTCCTTCGGTGCCTCTACAGGCGTTTCAGTTTGTTCAACTACTTGCGTGTCATTCCCTGATGTTTCTGTCGTAAGCTCTGGGAAGTTAAGAGCGCCGACGTCAAATGTTTCTTGGTCCATACTACACTCGTATCGCGGAGGTTCGCGTGATGATTAAATTGTAATACATTAATAATATTTTGTCAAGTAACTAGTATACTTTTCTCTCTTCAGCTTTTACATCAAGATGCTTAAGAATCTTTGATGCCTGCTTCTTGAAATAATCGACTTCAAATGATGAAGGTCTTCCTTGTCCACCTGTAAACACAACACTTCTTGTATCATATCTAATAAGACGATCTGTGAAATCTCCATTAGAAAACTCGTGTTCAGTTAATACTTTTGGAATGAGAAGTGTATAGATGTTTGTGAGGTCGTGCTTGAACAAAAGTACTTCTGGGTATTTCAAAAAAACTTCATTCTTTACAACAGACTCTACTCTGTCTTCTGGTAAAAGAGTTCCAACCGCTTTAGGAAAGTACACAGGCACCTTACCTTCTCGGAAGTACTTCACTGGATCATTATCACCTAGGAATTTTTTTACTTCTGGTGTTGATAAGTACAACTTGACACGTGTTGTTTTGTATGGTCCTGCCTCTGTAGGTTCTACAAGGTCTTCAAAGCCGTCGTATTCAATAACGGGTTCATTAATAATTTCTTCTTTTGATGCTTGTTTCATAGTTTTTAGCTAGTTTTTATAATTCTTCCTTAGTCTCCTCGGAAGTTTCTTCTCTGGCTTTTTTAAGAGCATCGAGTTGTGGCTTGAAAAACTTCTCTGTGAATTCTTTTGATTGTTCCTGTAGTGTTGTTTTAGCTTCTTCAAACTCTTCGATTGGCACCTTAATTACTTCCTTGCCTTTAATAGTACAAAGTCTTAGAGCTTCCATAACAAGAGCAATACCGAGTGGTATTTGCATCGGTGCGAAGAACTGTACTAGCTCTCCTTCTTTAATGTCTTTACTTGCATTGAAGTAAATAGGTACCGCAGCTTCTGCTGTTGGTACAAAAGAAGTGTCAGCAGTAGTTAGTGCTGCCGCAAGATCTTTTTGTTTAAATTGCTCTCGAATAATTGCAAGTATGTCTTCTGATGAAACAATAACGTGATCTTTTCCTTTTGGTGTTATTTTAATTAACTCACGCTCGACTGCTTCGTCATCGTATTTAATGTCAATACGAATGTCGTCGTTTTCAAAAAAGCTTCCTTGTTTGTTTTTATTTCTGTGGAGTAGTTTTGTCATTAATTTATTTTATTAGGAAGTACACCATTATTAATAACAAACTGAGTTAATTTTCTTTGTAGATCGTCTATAGCTTGTACACCAGCAACATGGACAATTGTTGTGAACTCATCGTCTTGTATCCATTCACCATAAGGCACTCTTAGATGATTAATTACAGCACAAATAGCTGGAAGTTTATCCAGCGTAAATATTTCTTGTATTTGGGATTCGTATTGTTTTAGGTTTTCGTTCATAATCGTATCGTGATTAGCTTCGAGTAAATTGTTTGAGTTGTTAGGAATTTCCTAATAACTCTTTTAGGGAAACGCTATGAAGCGGCTCTCCCTATACTTGCTTGTACAGCCGCGTTCATTGGTGATTGATTGAGTGCTCGTTCTTGTGGAGCTGGTGCTTGTGTTGGATCAGTCCCATCTGGCATCACACTTCCTGCTGGACCTCCTTGCATTGGCTGACCGTCTGGTCCCATTACAAAAGGCTTAACCATGCCTCCTTGCATAATCATGTCGTACTGTTGCTTTGGTATATAATTAAAGATATTTTCTTTTTGTACTTCCAAGAACGTCTTAAGTGATGTGAGTTGTGATACAGCTTGAATAGGATCTGCTTTAGCAAGACCAAAGATGAGTTGAAGAGAACTCTGGATAAGAGGGAACAACTGCATTGCGGTTTGCTTCTGTATTTCAGCAGAAGGAAGAAGCATTGAGTTTGGATCAATCTTTAATATTACTTTATCGTAACCAATTTTGTCAGGTGTCTCTAGGTTATAAATGCTTGATAGCATTGATGACTTAGAAATTGTTATTTGTGGTGATCCAAACTCTTGCATTTTTTGATCCGCAAAATCTGATTCACTAAGTCCGTCTTGTGAGTAGTCAAATGAAACAGGAACTCTCTGAGATGAAAACACTGATATTGAAGCTGGTACTTTTAGAGGTACACCGTATTCATCGAGTTCGTCTGAATCAACTTCTTCTACGTTGCCTTCTTCGTGATGGAATGCAGGGTTAGCTGCAACGAATGCTTGTACTTCATCTTCGTTTGAGAAAATAAATTCACGTGGATTAACTTGATCTTGTTCAAGCCAAGAGAAGAATATACACGCGTCATTCTCGATCATCTGCTTAAGAGAGTTACGAGGAATGATAAGGCGATTAAGAGCTGCTTCCTTGAGGATAACAGTAGCACCAAGAGTTGTCTCGGATGATGAACCAGATACGATGTTATTGACACCTGTGTTTTCTTCGATGTCTCTCTTTTGTGCATCAGCGTAGTTGATGCCAAGAGTTACGTTGCCGGTTGTAAGAATCTTCTCAAGCTTTGCTCCATTAGGGAGTTGATTAATTCTGTTAGCTCCTCGCTTGTAAGACAAATCACCATTTCCTGTAATACCTGAAGCAAACAATAGAGGTTCTACTTCAGCAACAACCTGCTCAGCGTTGATTGAGTTAATGTAGTTATAGATAGCTGCATTACCACGAATCATTTCGTACAAACCTACAGTATATGGGTTCTTCTGGTTAGCAATAAAGCAGTGTCCAACAACAACAGAACCATAAACTTCATCGTTAGGCATTTCACCGTCATAGAAACAAATGTTATCAGAAGCAATTATGTATCTATTGTCAGAAGGGTTCTCGTAGAATGTAAGTGTTACGTGGGTGGTTGTTTTTTCTGAGTCCTCATTCTGTGCTTCGATTGAAACACTCGCAGATTCTTTTGACCTCTTACCCATTCTTTTTTTCAACTTCTCGTAGTCTTCTTTTGTGATGTCGATCTCGTACAGTACTTCTGGACGGTTTACGTTATGAGTTGGTTTGTAACTTAGCCCAAGCCATGTGCGACGAGGATCAAGAGGTTCACGATATACATCATCAAATACAATCTTCTTTGTTTTTTTACCATTGATTGTTTTATCAACAACATCTTGTTTTGGATAAATTCTCCAAGCACCCCACCCATATGTAAAAATGTTTTGTGTTGTTGTCTGTATTGTCATCTGAGCATTCATCTCAGGAATTTCCATACTACGCTTCCATAGCTCTTTGTATGCACGAGCTTTAATCTTGTTAGTCGAGTATGTCTCGCCGTCTGGAATATTAGCCGCAATAGCAGAAGCAGCCACGAGGATCTTTGAGAAAGCAAGGGGTTCAGCAGCGCGAGGCACGTTGGAAACATCTTGTTCCATCCCAGAGATACGAGGGAAAACTGCCCAGTCGGTAGAACCGTCTGATCGTAGTGTTGGCCAATAGACCATTGTACGAGTTGACTCATCAATCTTACGTTTTACTACGCCTGTATTGATAAGATTTTGCTCTATTTCTAAACAAAGTGAATCGAATTCACGTCGGTATTTATTTTCTTTAAGCTCAGATTTCTTCTTTACAAGGAAACTAATTGATTTATTGGTAGGAGATTTTGACTTATCTTGTGATTGGTCTTGCATTATGCAATAATAACACATTTATTGACAAATTGTCAATGTTAATGCCTTAGTTTTTTGCAAAAATCGCATCTAAAACACCAACAGGTTTAATAACTTCTATTTTTTCTGTCGTTCCTTGTAATACAGCAACCGCAATTGCCCATGAAATAACACAATTATGTACAAGTATGTTATTAGCAAAGTATTCTGGTTTGTCGGCCACCTCGATATTATATACGATTCTCTTTTCTGTATTTCCAAGAACAAGTACGTCCACAGTATTTAGCACCAAGTTTACGAACGTAAGTAAACTCCTTATTACAACGTATGCAGTTCGTTGTTTTAGGTTCTCCGTGAATAGATTTAGAAACTTTAGCTCTAATAGCTTCTTTATTTTCTGAAATCCATTTATCTCTTCCTTCCCACATTTTAGATACATTTTTTCTGCCATGTTCAGCTGATTGTTTTCTCCTTTCTGGTGTTGACATATGTTCTCTATTATGTTCTTTTCCTTCTGTTGCAATGAGATTTTCAATTCTGTTGTCCAGTTGGTCATTATTTGCGTGGTGTATATGAAAACCTGTTGGAATTTGCCCATTATGGTCTTCCCATATTTTTCTATGAAGCGCATAAGGTGGTTTCTTCCATTCTGTGTGCGCCCAGAAGTAAACTCTAAGATGTCTTCTTTCTGACTTTGGATATCTATGATATTTTGTACCTTTGTAAATGATTGTTTCTCTATCTTCTGTTTTGATGTATTCCATGTATACAGAGTATCATACGTGCTTAAATCTGTCAATGACTTTTCACCTTTTGTAGTAATAAATGGATGGTCAGGAGTTCCTGTTATACCTAATTTAGTTATAACTTTTTTTAGTTTTTGTCTTGTATTTATAATTGGTTTTAATCCGTCTCTTGTCATTACCAAGTCGCCAATTTTTAAATCTTGGATTGGTCTATTGCCTGTGTCTGTAAGAATCATTGTATCTCTTACAAAACAGTCGTCATGAGAACCAACACTAGCTTGTGGTTTACCTCTTTTATCGCGCACAAAGGTAAGTATTTCATCAAGTAGCGGACGACAATTAATCATCTCTGTAGAGTTAAAATGCTTCTTAGCTTCACCCAACATAAAGTCACGATTTTTCTTGTTTGTCAACCATCCGTATGACTGGGTTGGTTCTTTGGTAATGCGATCTATTTCAGTACGTATGTAGATGTTTGGGTAGCCTGAGTTACGTACTTCGGTGTTAACCCAGTTACCATCTTTGTTGAATTCTATTGCCAAGAGTGCATTATTGTAGTGCTTACCGAGTGCCATGATAAGTTGTGAAAACTCATCAGGTTCAATATGACCACGATACAATGCTTTTACTTGTTTGTCAAATCCAAGTACAACAGCTACTGTATAGTCTCCGTTCAGTAATCCTTCTGCAACGTCAGCTCCAATAACATATTTTCTACCAGGACGCACATTATCATAAATATATAAATCACCCTTGTCTTCTTTCTCGAAGTTACCATTAATAAATGAATACCGTTGGTAGTTATTATCACATCTGTCTAAGAATGCAGCAGCCTTGCGTGACGAGAAGTATGGTGAACCTGAAGAAAGAAATGCTTCCATCGGATGTGTCGGGTACTCTTGATGGAGTTTGTCGATGTCCTTGTTAGCATTGATGTACTTCAAATAGTAGAAGTTCATCTCTTTGTCGTTGAGTTCGTTTTCTTCTTGATACTCCTTCCAGTTTATTTCACACTCTTCCATCTCGTGAACCTGTATAATTCCATCTAATGCAGCCGCTTCTATTTCTTCGGTGTCCCACTTCCAGTTATAGAAAGCTGTTTTGAAGTGTGCTTTTGAAAGCGCGGGGGTTACTGTATCCCTGATCTTCCACGCTGGCATAAAGATGTCATAAAACAATCCACTAGCCCCTTCTGCGGTAGATTCTATAATAGCTTGACCCCCTATAGGAATAGCGGGAAGTGTTCCTGTTACTATTTCCTCAGCGCGACCCTGATAGAGTTTAGCAAGCTTACCCAACTCAGAAATGTGAACACCCACAGAGAAAGTACCAGAGCGTGCGGAGTTAGACACACCAATAGCAGAGACACTACCATCAGGGTAAGAAAATTGCTGACGAGAGGCCTTAGCTTGCGACATGTCGAGGATTCCTTTAAGAGCTGGACAAAAGTTTTTGATTGCATAAATAATTTTACGATTAAAGATCTCGTTAGCGTCTTTGAGGGTATGTGCGATCTGTAGCGCTTCTGAGTTCGGTCTAAAAATAACTTGGTCTAGGAAGTATAAACTAATAAGTGTTGTGAAGCCAAGCTGTCGTGATTTTAATATTGCTATTTTCTTATATCCTGCTGCTAGGTAATTCTCAAAGAAGTGAAGTTGAGGTTTGTTTAATTTGAATAATGACTTTCTTCCGTCTTTTGTCATTATGTAGTACAAATGCTGAAGACGCCACAACGTAGCGTCCTTGGAGATGAATGTATTGAAATGAAACGTAATCAAATAGTCCACCTGTAAGTCTATTGGTAGGTTTTTAACAATTACTTTCTTACCGTCAAGTTCGGTCTGTACATTGAGAAGTGATTCGATCACTTGTTTATAATAACACATTTATAAGTTTTGTACAGTCTAGCTTTACAAAATATTAAGTAGTATGATATAATATTTTAACTAGCAATAGTGGTTTAGAGCACGAGGCGACCCCTTGTGGTAGATTACCTAAAAATCTTAGTCAGGGTTCCTGCACCCAGAGCAGGCGATACTCAGGAAGAGAAAATCCAAGGAGATTAGTTAAAGGGGCTACGCAACTGATTAGTTGGTATGCCGATCCTACATTAAGTAGGATAGAGAGTCGTACCTCAATCTAGGAAGAGAAAAATAAGGGTTTTTTAGAACAAACAGGTGTACTGAACAAACTGCGTTTGGTGATTTTTAAAACTGTTGATAAATAAGGATTTTTTATACATGGAAACAATGAACTGGGCTAATTTACACAAAGGCACTTGCCCACGATGTGATGAGGTACTATTTCAAGACAGATTTGAATTTGTGAAATGTGGGTTTTGTACATTCAAGATTGGACTAGGAAAATATACTGATCTTGTAAAAGGCAAGGAGGCTTCTGCGTATAGACATGCCGTTAAGCGAAATAAATTTATAGATAAGTACCACAAGAAACAAAAAAGAAATATCAAAAGCGCAATAGATAAACAAACCGCCGAGCGCGAATCAAATATAAGAAGAATGAAAGCCAAGATGAACTTAAGCAATGGTTTACTTGACAGTAGCTTGTTTTAATTGTACAATATTGGCATCAACGCACTTACATAGTGAGGAATGCTGAGATACGAACAAGAGCTTTCGCTCTTTTTTCGTTAATGGTTACATATGATTACCACCTTTACGGGTGGTTTTTCATGTGTTATCATATGCAAATATAGCGGGGTAGAGTAGAGGTAACTCACGAGGCTCATAACCTCGGGACACAGGTTCGATTCCTGTCCCCGCTACATGAAAGATCTAATAATCAAGAGTTACTTTTACCTCAACCAAGGAGTCTCAGTCCTTAACCAGTTTCGTAACTTATTCCTAGCGGTATTTGGGGTGTACATAACTCTTAAGTTGACAAATCCAATTATTATGGTTGTTATGTTTTTAGTAAGTATTCCTATTTTAATAGCTGTGGGGTATTACAATATCCATAAGGTAGCGAAGGTATCTGAGCAGTTGAGTGTAAAGCATGGGACGCATTATAATATAAAGCAGTTTGAGATGTTGGAGGAACAATTGGCGATATTGAAGGAAATTCGCGATAGGTTGCGGGGGGTATAGGATTCTTTTTTCTTTTTGTATGGGTAGGGGTTAAGAAAGGGTACACACCCCATCTCAAGTTTTGGCTTGACATTGCAAAATAATATGTTGTAATAGCTTGACAAATATCCCAGTATGTGGGGTAGTATCATGGCATAACAACACACATATACATAATGTAAATTGTCTCACATTTTACAATGTGCGACGTTAAAAATATTGACCGCTATTGCTGTCTATTTTTCTTCTTCGATATCCTCCTTGTCTTGCAGTACTTCCTGCACCTGTGACGCATTCTGTGCCCATGCAGTGCGTGTTACGTTGCCATTTTTGTCTGTTGACTCTTTGAGTGTTACGCGTGGAGTTAGTGCTGTGTGTACACCAGTCAACTTAACAGCTACTTGAGACATTAGATATAGTTTATTCCAGTTTATTACATCATTCTGCAATTCTTCTGATACTCTGTCAAGAGTTAATTGTAATGATTGTGCATTTGTGTCTAGTGTACGCTTGACAATATCGTTATAGCGTTGTGTTGACTCGATTAGTGTCGGATTGCGTGACGTTGCGACGCTGTAACCCGCTAATTGTGCCGCTTCCATCTTGTTTGCTCCTGCTAGTTTATGCTCCACATATTTTTGCACTTGTGGCATCTTTTTGTACATATCACATATTCTACACTAAAACACAAAATTTATCAATGTCAATAGAACAAATGTTCTACTATTTACACAACAAAAAACACCACTGTCAAGTGATGTTTCTTGTATCATATATGGTATATTACTTTAAAAGCAAGTCAAAATCTGCCTTTGTCGGTAGTATATTTTTTAAGTGTTCATCTTCTATACTCTTTATAAATGCTTTTACTCCGCGTATATCTCTAAATTCTAAGTAAACATTATTCTCGTCTACCCCCTTACCACTTGCAAAGTATGGCATAACACCTTTGCTATCTCTTTTAATCCTCTTGTAGATTATAATGTTTTTATCTTCGTGTACTCTTATTACTTCGTTATTCATAATTTTATTCTTGCGAATAATTCGCATTAGTTATTAGTAAATATCGCAAAATATTTCAATTCACGTCTTTTGATAAATAAGTTTACTTCTTCCATAGTATCAAAGCTTACTGTTGCCCCGTAACCATAATTTAACCTATATTTCTTTTCTTTTGGTAATTTCATATTAGATATAATTATTTTTGTGTAGCCACTCCACACACACATACAACCCGTAAACACTTAACACTATTTGTACAGCTATTGACATACTAGTAAGGTTTTATTTGTATAAGTGTCCAGCAGTTCAAATTCTTGCATGTCCCTGTGTTAAGATACCCACAGTGCTCACATTGTTTGATGTTTAGATTGTTAATCATGTTAGTTTTGTCTGTAAATGTAGTAAGTCTCTTGGTCTACTTCTTCGTAATTCTCCACACCGTCATAGCGTGACAAACTGTGTCCTCTTCCGTCATATCTAGCATCTCTCTTCAATGCTTCACTGTCAAAATATACCCACATGTTTGGCAATACCTTTTCAAATTCTGGCATGATATACTCATCTATATAGTTGTCAAGTTCCTCGTCCCACTTTTCATCTGCTTCCTCATCGGTATATACTTGATAATCATAATCCTCTATAGCTTTTGTAGCTTCTTCTATAAGTGCTTTCTTTTCTTCTTCCGTCTTGTCTTCGTAAATTCCAGTGCATAGGTGCATTGCTAATGCTATAACTTTCTTCTCTTCTTCTGTTTTGTCGTCGTACTTGTTTTTGTATTCGTTAGTCATTGTATTTATTGATTATATTGCACACCACTCTCAAAGTAATCTTTTTGTATATCCTCGATTGATTGTATATTATTTTGATAACATTCCTCATCTAACGCGCAACCGCCCCACATAATCACCCATAATCCTACGAGTAGCAATATAGCCGTTATAAGTTGTTTCATATTATTGATATAAATTAGCGTAATGCTTCATTATTTCGATACGTCTATTTACTTTTCTAACGTACTCTTGTAATACTTTGTCACCGCTTTCATTTGCTATTTCTTGCATTGCACACTTTGCCATGATTATAAAGTTGTGTGCTGTCTGATCATTTGTATAATGCGTGGCAATATTATATTTTGTTATTGTATTTTTCATGGTTATTTAATACCTCTCATCATTACCTTAGCTATTAAGTCCCCCTTAGTCATGACACGTGCATTCATCTCCCTGTAGTGTTGTTCTTTTGTTTTGTACATATTATAGTAAGTCCTCTCTAAATATAACTTGTGACCCGTTAGTAATAAAACCTAGTTTTTTATCGTGCATATACTGTTGAACTTCTTGCCATGTATATGTCTTTCCTTGTATTAGATACATGTTGTTATTTTTCTAATGTCTATAATGTTTAATTTCCCTTCATTCTCCCACCTCCTGAAACGTGGCAACATTGTATTGTACATTTCATTGTCGGGATATTGAAAGATTGTAAACTTTCCACTTTTTATATCTTGTATAAATAGTTCCATATTTTTATAATTAGTTTTTAATTATGAGGGCCCCTAAGCTCTCATAACTTCAGTCTATACAACACATGCACAAAGTCAATAAAAGTTATACACACAATAATGCAACACAAAATAGCACATGTCAATGTGCTTATTCTATAAGTGTTTTTATTCTATTTTACTTTACAAACTAAAAACTTGTTTTAACAAGTAGAACTTGTTCTACGCGTAAGAGCAAGTCTTACTTGCTATAGTTTCTCATCAAACACCCCGAGCAGTATCATATTGTTATTAATGAAATCTTGCAGTGTTCTTGGCTTATCTTCACTGTTTCGTATCTCATTAACTAACTCTATAAGTCCTGCTTCAAAGCTACTTGGCAACGGTCTACTAGTATCTTGACAATACTGCCAAAGTGTTGCCCCATTAGTAACACCTCTACACCACACATCTATCAAATCGTCAATAGTATATATCGGCATTTTAGCACTCAATAATTCTGTCACTCTGTCAATAGTATTATTCGCAACAATGTCCTTCATATCCTGCTCAGTAAAAAAAGGACTTGGAATTTCTGGGATTGATCTAATAGGCGATTCAGAATTTGAATTTTGGTTCGGATCAGATTTGGATTTTTTGTTAGGATTTTGTTTTGGCATGTTTTTCTTTTTCAATGAGCGCTTCGTATCGAGATAGTAGTCTCTCGGCTTCTTGGAAATGCTTGAGCGATTCATTACCTTTGGTTGCTCTCGCTATTCTTAAATGTTTGTTAACATTCTTTTGTCTTCGTAATGCTTGGTAGTGTATGCGTTGGTATTCTTTAATTTTTTCTGGTGTTAATGTTTCTTTATTCATATTAGAACTTTATTACAGGCAGCCTACTATCGTGGATCCACTGTAGTGCTGTGTTGATTGCTTTCTTTAATGATTCTGTCATATTTCATAGGTAGCCACTTATGTTTTATCGGATCTGGTTCTTCGTAAAAAGGACTTAACTTCCAATCATCAGTGGCTGATTTAGCGTCGTAATAAAGTGGATTAGAACGGTGGTTCGTCTTCTCCTGCTGGGTTGCTGGGAATTTGTGTTGGTGTTTGTGGTTTATATCCCTCCCTTAACCCACCAAGACTAGCCACCGCATTCCTTAGTTGCATAATTTCTACTTCAATAGCAGATACCCGCATCGCAAGTTTATCTTCTGCCTTTGGTACCTCGTAGTTTAAAAAGTCACCGTTTTGTTTTACAATAACATCAACTTGATCTCCTTCTTTCCAGTTCTCGTTCTCACGTCCCTTGAATCCTGATAGCCACTTGTCTCCGTATTCTACACACTTCACAGACAACTTAGAATAAGGCTTACCTAACTTACTCATAAGTGGTGTGCCGTCTTTGTTTTTATCAGTTACGAAGACACG